TTAGGGGTGCGGGCCATGACTTTGTGCCTTTAAACGTTGAGGGTCCAATTCTTTGCCAGCCAAGGGCTGATCCAGTTCCGATACACGCCGCGTCCCCATGAATACGTATAGAGGACGCAAAGCGCGAAAATTCCCCACTGCTCGGCTTGTGCCGTCGCGTAGAACCAAAAGGGCTGACCAGCCATCCCGAACAGGCAGGCATACCGCCGCCATTCCTCGCGGCTGTCCTGCGATAGCCAAACGGCAGTGACACCCGTTAGCGCGATTGCGACCTGTTCAATTGCCATCAGTTCGCCTCAGCGCCGTTAGCGGGCTTGCCCTTGGAAAGCGAAACTTCAAGCTGCTCTGTCAGATGGTAAAGCGCAGCGATCGCGCGCTTAAGCTGATCAATCGAGAAGTCCTGTCCCGGGTTGGCTGTGTACATTGCCACCTGTCCTGCCCGATGTGAAATAAGGGCACAGATGTCATTCGGGGTCACGCTGATCTCGTGCATAGGTGTTCGCCTCTATCTTGTTTTCTGTCTGTCTTGCATAGCCTGCAAATAGGCTGCGGCTGCTTCTTCCGGCGTATCAAACCGGCCCAGCTTCTTTTTAAAGCACTCGGCTCGCCACTTGCCTGTCAGCTTGTCGAACGTGACGCCTCTGTAGCCACTGGTGTTATTCGCCTTAAGAGCGCCCGACACACTCATCTTGACGGGCTTTGGCGTCCTAGGCTGCGGCACGTGAATGGGTGTCAAAAGCGCCTTCTCAACTGGCCAACCTGCATCAAGCCTCTGCGTAAGGGTGGCGCGCTTAATGTTGTACTTTTTTGCCATGTCCAACAGGTTTAACCGCTCGCCATTGTACTCCACAAACCTACAAGAGCGCCTATTTCGCGACTGCTCATAACGAGTAGCCCATTTGCAGTTTGACGGTTCGTAATCACCGTCATTGTTCAGGCGTTCTATGCTGTACTCAGCAGATGGTCGCAGCCCCATGTCTTGGACAAACACTTCAGCCGAATTAAGCCAGCGCTCGCATACCTTTATGCCGCGACCGCCATACCGTTCGTAAGATTTGTTCTTTGGGTCATAACAGCGATCCAACATTGCATTCCAAGTGAATAATTCTGCCGTGCCCGTTAGGCCGTGGCGGGTGTTGCTTTCCTTGGCGCGCTGCCTTTGAAAGCAGCCGCAGGATGTTGTGATCCCCCCTAGCAATCGATGAGACGCAACCTTGGCCTCTTGGCCGCAATCGCATTTGCAACGCCAGAGCAAGTACGACTTTTTGCGCCCGCAGACTTCCAAGACCGTTAAGCGGCCAAACCGCCTGTCGGTCAAATCTTTCGCATTGAAGTGAAGCGTGTTACTTTCGCTCTTAGCCATAGTTCCTCGCTAACAGGTTCCGTGGTTAGAGGCATTCGGGCGTTATCAGCACCCGGATGCCTCGGTTAAACCGAATACAAAGGCGGTGGGGGAGAGCCCCGGTGCCGCCGCATTTCCTCCAATTCCGCTGCGCGTTCGTCGCGCCGAATTAACATACCACGATCGCGCAAATGTTTCAGCGCCTGCGTTAAAGCATCCACCATATCGTCATTTGCGCCTTTCGGGAATGCAGCGCATTGGTCAACCAATCGCTCTCCCCATTCCCGTAGCGTTCCGTCAGAGAACGCCGGCAAGTGAACCATGCCTTCCGCAAATACGTGTTGCACCGCATGGACGCGGGCAACCTTGTCAGCGCCTTTGGGGTCAACCAGGGTTACGCCCCAGCCCTGCCCTGAATGCAACCGCCGCATTTCCTGCGCCACGCTTATGCCGCTGGCCTTGGATTCTATGAGCAACTGATGGCAGCGGAAACGCTTGCAATGGTGATGGAGATGTTCGACCAATCCCCAGTGCGGCATACTCCGCTTGACGTAATCCGCTTCCACTTCATTAGGCAGGCGCTCCACTGTGCGGCCATGCAGTTCCAACCGCTTTTGCCAAGCGTTCAGAACTATGACCTTGGAATTGCCGCCCTCGTCGTAAAAGACCCCAACAACAACAAAGCCGGACGGGTCATTCTCTTGTTTCGAGGTATAGGCCGGGTCAACCGATGCAACGATGTATTCGCAATTAGGCACCCTGCCATCGTCTGTGACGTAGTGTTGCCAGTCGTCGCGCTTGATGATCGAGCCGCCGCGAACCTCGGGGCGCTGCATCCACTGTCCAGCAAACTCGTATGCGTTACGCTTAAAGGTGGCCAGCGACCTGTCGTCAAATCGCTCTGGCCAAAGTATCTCGCCATCGTCTTGCCGGGGGTCTGTCCATCCTATGCTTGTATAAAACCGGCGCTCAGGCTCAAACAGGACCGGGAGCATCAGATGCTCTACGTCGGGGTCTGTATCGAGAATGTGTCCGGCCAAATCTCTTTCGTGGAGCCGCTGCATAATAACGACTTCGGCGGTGTGCTTTGGATCGGTCATTCGGGACTTGAGCGTCCCGTCGTACCGCCTAATCACTGCCTCACGCTTGACTTCTGACTCCGCGTCGTCAGCCTTCAAGCAATCGTCGATGATCTTGATGTCGCCACCACGGCCAGTCAGCGTGCCGCCAAAGCCCGCCGATATGCGCGTGCCGCCCGCCGTGTTATCGAACTTGGACTTGGCCTCTTGGTCAGCTCGGAGCTTGACCCGCTTGCCCCACCGCTGCTGATACCAATCGCTTTCAACAAGCCGCCGCATAAGCAGGGCGCTGTCTAAGGCTAGGTCGTCACCATAGGACAAGGCCAGAAACTTTACCTGCGGTCCAATTAGTGGCGTCTCTGGATTGCGTTCTTTCGTCCACAACCACGCCGGCCAAACTACCGAGGTCATCAAGGTTTTCGAGTGCCTTGGCGGAACGGTAATCAGGAGCTTCCTGATTTCCCTCCTTGATACCGCCTCTAGATGCTCTGCAATGGCGTGAAGGTGCCAGCCGTCCACATAAGGGGCCGGGTCAATGGTTTCCCATGCCGCCTTGTAGAACTCAATTAAGCTGTTCTCCAGCCTTGCGGCTTCCTCGCGTCTTTCGAGTTCCTTCGTCGCGCGGGCCAGCTTCAGCAATTCGTCCCGCGACAAACTCTCTAAGTTCATCGGTGCCCATCATGTCAAATTCGCCGGGGCTTCCAATCTCCGTGCGGTCAACGAACATCCCGCATTCCTTGCCCAGCAGTTCCAGCGCCTTGTTTGCGCCTGCCGTGTCGCGGTCAGTGACTTCCACTTCCACGACCAATTCAGTGCCGGTCTCTTTGTCCTTCACGGACTTTTTGAGCCTGACGGTTTCTTCCGCCAGAGCGATGCGAGCGTTCTTCATTAGACGCTCAAGCACCCATGCTCTTGATAGTTCAGCCTTTTCATTGGCCCTTTCCCTCGCGGAGTGGACCCTTGCGGACACCTTGGGGTGTTTTAGCAACTTGCAGCTTTCTTCCCAAACGGTCTTGTCCGTCATGTTTTCGGCGTCGTAAGACAGCCTATATGCCTCGCTGGCATTGCCGGATTGTAGATAGGCGCGGACAAATGCCTCCTGTTTGAGAGTGAGTTTGTCTGACATAGGTTGTATCTCTAATCTACTGAATTGACGGCATAGCCAACAGCGCAATCAACCCCATAGCAACCGCAAATAGGATTAGGGTGCTGTATATGAGGTTGGCCATTCTAATGCGTTGCCTCAAGTTTCCCAAACCGCCGATGGTGTTCCACCGCAAAGGCAGTTTCCATCATTCCCAAAGCGATCCGGCGTCCGTCGTCTAGTCCTGCTAGTGTTACGAGAAGCGAGACGGCGGCTGTAAGCTGGTTCTCAGCGGCGTCTAGAGCTTCGTTAAATTCTTCACTCATCAGATGAGCATCCTACCTGATTTGCTTCGTTCGGTGGAGACGGCCAACCCTAATAGGGTGTGGGGATTAGTGCCGGCCGTCTCCCGTGGCGCAGGATGGTCGTTTTAGGCGGGTGACACTCCTACGGGGGACATTGGTGGCGGCAGATGAGGACTAGCCATCTGTCCAACCAAGTTCCATAGAGTGCCAGGTGTCCGACCATGTGTTCCTCCAGAGATTGAGGGAACGCTCACAATCATTGCCACGTGTCGTTGGGTGGCTATTTCGGTGGGTTCAGGAGCGCGATCGTCACGCAGCCCAATAGTGCCGCGAACGCCATGACGACGATCAGCAGTTCCTGAGTTTCGGTCATTTGGGGTGTCTTCCGCTGGCACGAAAGAGAAAAGGGGTTCCAGCCGTTTGCCGTGCCTCGTGGTCCCGGTTGCAAATGTTTGCTTGCGGTGTTGGACCGTGGCGACGACATAAGCCAGAAACAGAAATCGCGCCTAAGGTACTTCCCTAGGCGCGAAATCGGTATGGTAGTAACATGCACTGATTTGCTTAGATTTTCAAGACACTAAAAAAATCAAGCCCCTATTTTGTCGTTTTCGGGTTCGTCGTGGACCGGAATTGTCTCCAAACCTATGGTGGCCCCGTCTTTTCCAACAAGAGTTGCGGCATGGGCGCGGGCGTTGTCTTCCTGAAAGAATGCAGCAACCCGCTCAATTTTATTCGTTGGCCAGTGCTTATAGACGACCCAAAGATTGTGACTAGGGTAGTTCATTTCAATCCGCTCCGTGTGAGTGTCGTACTTCAAAGTGCCAACAATTTTCATTCGTTTATCCCCCGTTCATCCAAATCACCCTATACCTACCCCTGCCCTCCCCCGTAATGCGTTACAACCGGGCAAAAGCGGTGCCTCTTATCTTAGTGTCTGGCGTTTAGAGGCACCGCCATTATTCTGTGAGCTTGGCAAGCTCTGCATTGCTCAATCGGCGCGGAATTAGGGTGCGCTCCGTGATCAGTCCTTTTTGACGGACCAGCGCGACGGCCTCGCTACGCAGGACCAAGTGTCCATCCCCGTACCAAGATAGGTGATAATCGCCGGGGGCTAGTTGAAGCGTTTGGTTGTCCCATGGATGGTCTGACCAGAGAAGATAGTTGTGCGATTGCGCTTCGCAGAGAACGCCTTTGCCGCGCTCGACTGCGGGTGTGTTGGCTGGAATGGTTCGAATAAATCCGTTTTCGTCCACCAAAACCTTGGGGCTAGATCGCACCTCAATGCGCCCCTCTAAAGTCCCCGCTTTCCAAACGCCATGTTGGTCAGGATTTAACGTGATGACATCGGCTGGCCGCGTGACCCCGACGTGCGCTGTGGGGATGTATGAGGTTGGGAACCGCTGCTTTTCTACCTGACACATCCGCGTGTAGCCAAACCGTGAGACCTCGACTGTTATCCGCTGCTTGTGAACCTCCAGCATGGAGCGTGGGTCTGGTAGAACTTCAAAGCCATACCCGGTGCGCGCACCAAGCGGCATGAGGGCTGGGGCCGCCTTTAGGGCTCTGGCGGCTGGCACAGCGGCGACGGCAGCCGCCAAGCCGACCAGAAAGCGCCGTCTTGAAAGCTGGATTTCATCGGTCATGGCTATTTGCCTTTCCGCTTGCGGCCTGCCCCTTACCGCCGCTGCTGATAGGGGTTGGAATAGTTAGGCGAATACGGGTTGCCATACGCGCTGTAAGGGTTGTTGACGCTG